TGTAGTGTTTGGGTTTGAAATAGATGCCCAATAGGCTTTACCACTTAATACTGGCATATGTCTTTCTCCTTAGTTTGTTAGTGCAATCTTAGTTGCTTGTTAAATTATAACGAATTATACTATATCTAAAAATATAAGTCAACCCATTAATGTGTTTCATACCAATTTTTTCCTATTTTATATTCACTATCTAGTGGACATTGAACATTCAGTTCTTTCTCTGCAAGTTTCATTGCCTGCTGAGTTAGATTACCAAACCTTTCAGCTTGGTCTCTACGAACTTCAAATTGGTATTCGTCATGTATAGATGCAACAAGCTTGTAGTCATAAGCCTGTTGCACCTTTAAAGTTATTTGTCGTAGCCATTCCTTACAAATGATTGCACCTGCTCCTTGTAAGAGTAGGTTCATTGATGCATGAAACTGTCTGACCTTGAGTAGTCTACCATCAATACCTCTAATGAATCCTGTCTTTGCAACCCTGTCAACCTTATCACGCAAGGTCTTCAAGGCAGGCATGTTGGACATAAATTTATTAATGATTGTCTTACCTTCAGTCTTACCACCACCAACTATCTGACCTATCTTGTCAGGACCTGCACCATAGATTAAAGCATAGATAAAAGTCTTTGCTTGGTCTCTAGTCTTCAGACCTGCAGCCTTCTGATTGGCAGTATGTATGTCTCCTTCAACCACTTCCTTTGTAAACTTGGAATCGCCCATGTAATGAGCAAGGCAACGAAGTTCTAAGCTAGATGCATCACAACCTAGTAATACGTATTTACTATTGGTAGGTATCCAAACTGACCTACATTCCTTTCCATAGGGAGAATAGGAAGCAGGAACTTGAGCCATGTTTGGAGAGTTGTGAGCCATTCTGCCACTGATTGCTTTCAATGTCATAACTCTACCATGCACCTTGCCATCTTCCTGGACTACTTCAATCCAGGACTTAATCTGAGAAACTCTCTTCTGCAATAGAAGATAATGAGCAATCTGTTGTGCTTCAGGAATATCTTTAATTCTTTTCAATGTTCCTTCATCAACAATAGGATGCCCTGTTGGTGTAAGATTCTCAGGCTTCCAACCTTTCTCTATCAACCTCTTAGATATTTGTTGTCTAGAGTTAGGATTGAACTCTTCCACACTATCACTTAGCTTCTTACCTGTCTTTTCTGAATATCTTTCAGTAATGATAGGTGGGAATATTTGTTGTAATTCTTTTTCTATAGTGTCTGCTTCTTCCTCAAGTCTTGCACATAACTTATCTGCCTGTTCAATATCTAACTTGAAACCATTTTCTTCCTGTCTGTTTACTATGGCTCTGACTTGATGCTCAAGAAGCATAGACTTCTTTGAATATTTTTTTAGTGTAGGTAATAAATGTTTATATAATTTATATGTCAACTCAACATCTTGTATACAATACTTTAACATCTCTTCATTGAAGTGAGAGAAGTCATTATATTCTATCTTACCAAATCCCAATCTCTGACCCCATGCCTTGAGTTAATGACCACCTTCTAACATAGGGTCAGATAACTGTGAAAGGATAAGTGTATCTCTGACCTGTGAAAGTTTTATCTTACTACCTGTCAGCTTGTTAAGTATGGGAGCATCAAATGATATCCCATTATGCATAATAAATATATCTACAGATTCACTCCACTTGGCAAAGTCTTTCAATGTATCTCCATGCCATGACAATACATCTCCTTTGTCAATATCTTTAGCAACAATACAATGAATGACACTTGCCTTGATGTCATCAGTTTCAATATCTACTACAAATTTTCTCATAAAAAGTCCTCTACATCTGATTGGTTGTCAGACTCAAGTGGATTCTCAATCTCTTTTAATCTGCCTGAGTCTTTGTCATATAGCAGGTAAGTAGCAATACCTGTCTCACCTGCATACCTATTCTTTAGTACCCTGACAGTGGTAGTATTTGCCATGACAGGGTCTTCTGCCTGTTGGTCTCTCTCTAGTGCAATAACTGCATCTGATATCTGAGCAATAGAGTGTGAACCTCTAAGCATTGATAAAGATATTTCTTTACCTTGTTCTTGACCTTTATCACCTGTTGCTCTTCTCAAGTGAGATACTAGTAACATTGCACATCTAGTTTCTTCTACAAGAGAACGTAGCTTGGTCATAAGTTGGTCAATATTTCTTCTCTCATCTTCTCCTTCAATACCTGATACAAGTATGGATAGGTGGTCAATGAGTATGTACTTACAGTCTAGTGCCTTGACCATGTATCTTACTCTGTTCAGTATCTCATCAGTAGTAATAGAACCAAAGTGGTCAAAGCCATAGAACCTTCTAGTACCAATAGTCTTTCTTTCAAACTCCTTCATCTGTTCAATAGTATAGTTCTTCTGAACTTCCTTGATGTACAATCTGTCGCTTGCTTCTACTGACATAATATGTAACATAGTTCTTGTTATGTTTTCTTCAAGAGAGAACACACCAATATTATGTTCAGTATTAGTTAACAGGTGGTGCATAAGTTCTCTCATAAGAGAAGACTTACCTGCTCCTGTACCTGCAGTAAAGGTTACAAGTTCTCCTGTTCGCATACCATATAACTTCTCATTCAGTCCATCATAAGGATACAAACAAGTCTCTGTATTATCCTCTTCATAGATTCTTGAAGTGATATCTGCAAGGTTATGTATACCTGCAGGAGTGTAAGGTTTAGCATTCCAAAAGTCTTGAGTGAACTCTTGCTTCTTACCTTTCATAAGATACTCATTAGCATCTTTGTATCTCATGTCCATGATAAGACATTTGTTAGGTTCAAATATCTGAGCAACTTTTGTTGCAGCTTTTCTGCCATGCTCATCATTATCAAAACATAATACAATCTTTTCAAACTTATTTACATAATCATAGTTAGCCTTGATATCTTTGAGTGCAGACTGACAACCATTCTTGATTGAAAGACATGCCCACTTAGAACCTTGCAACTCATAGGCAGACATTGCATCAATTTCTCCTTCACATATTGTAAGATACTTACCACCTTGAGTAAACTTGTTCTGTCCAAACAAGACTGCCTTAGGTAAGTTACCTTCTGAAGAGAAACCTTTGTTAGCTACAAGTCTTATCTTGTTACCTACGTGGCTATTATTAATATCATAATAAGGATATATATGCTTGACCACATTGTGATTTCTATCGTGTAAGACTTGGACATTAAAAAACTGTGCAGTTTCTCTTTTAATTGCTCTATCAGGTATGCCATCTATAACTCCACTACTAAAATTTTGATGATTACTATTTATAGATATAGGTTTCTGTACGTGTTCCACATCTTCTCCTTTTGAATATGTTCTACATGAAAAGCAGAACTTAGTTCCACCTTCATACAATACATTTGCATCAGATGAACCACATCTTTCGCAACTGCCTTTCTTTATTACCTTTGAATCACTCATATCATTCCTTGCTTTCTGTTAGTATCTTTGCAATAGTTTCCATTGCAGTTTTCTTAATTGAGTAATACTTGTTATCTATCTTACCATTCTTTGCAACTATGCATTCATACATATCTTTTTCTTCATCATAAGATATTACACACTCAACTTGTTTACCATCTACAAAACCATGATACTCTTCGTATCCATATTGATTAGTCATATTCATCATACTCCTGTTTTATTATTTCATTTATAAAGTCAGTATCACTTTCAATCTTGTCTGCAAGTTCTTCTCTAGCATATTTCTTTGCTTCATGTGGTGAGTATCCTTCTTGGATTAACTCCTCATAGATTTCTTTGTAGAGTTTCTTCTTGTCATTATCCCAAAGATTTTTCATAGTCTTCTCTGTTCTTTATAAGTTTATTTAAATACCATTCTGCTTTTCTTAAATCTTCTACACCATTCTTGTATCTGTATCTCCACAGATATTTCATAATGTTACCTTGAAGATAATACTCAAAGCCTTTATCAGTCATTGCTTCAATAGCATCTATTGTTTCAATGCCTGCATTATTGTAGTGAGGTGGATGGTTTACCATGTCCTCAAAGGAAGGAATAGTCATGCCTTCTCCTATGTCATTAGTCTCTATTAGTTTTCTTACCATGTAATCATAATACCTTTCTTCCATCATGAATAATTTATTCTCTTTACGACTTCAATAACAGATTCTAAATCTTCTTTGAATGTTGGTTTGTCCATAGCTTCCATCTTGTCAATGGCTTCCCATTCATTTTCTGCACTTACAACATAAGTGTTTTGAGATACTTCTATGACTACAACTTCCCATCTGTCATGGAGTCTATACTTTTTCCCTTGAGAACTTTTACGAATCATACCACAGTTCCAAAAATCTGTAAAGATAATTGTTCATTGTTAATCTCCCTTAAATGTTTTAATTACATCAGATGAAAATAATTTCTGCAAGTTTAGTAAGTACATTCTGCTTGCATTATGGTCTCCACCTGACACACTCTTTTTGTAATCTAAGTTATCAATAATCTTACGTAAGCTATTGATATCGAAGACTAAAGTACAGAAGACTTCATCTCCTATACATAAATTATGAAACCAATAATCTGCTTCAGTAGTTTGTATACCACTTGGTTTTCCATATGACTGATACTCTATGGCAATGTTGCCTGTTCTCTGCCATACATCTCTCTCAGATTTGACTTCAATCTTTTTGTCTTGCAACATTTCTGCCACAAGTTTTTCCCTTACCTTACCATACTTCAAGTCCATATCAAACTTTTTCCTGTTAGGTCTTGAGGGTTCTAAATTTTCCATTGAGTTCCTTTCTAGTATAAACTTGTGAATGCAAAAATGTACACCATTGCGAATACACTTAGCAATAAATATTTAATATCTTCATTGCCCATTATACTACACCTTGAGTGCAATGTAAATGCATAAGAAAATTATTAGTAGTTTACCATAGTCAAGGTCATACTTTGTACCTTCTCCATAATTCACATTAAAAAAATCTATAATTTTATGTAACATTATACATTCTCCATTTCACTTAAAAATAATACACCACCAAAGTTACCCTCTCCATCTGCACTCACTTCAACAAGTACATCTTTATATCTAGGCTTAGTGAGATGAAACTGTGG